TTCTCGCTTGTTCCAGTTTTTCTGTAGTTTGCTCAATAAGATATTCTCTCTGAGCATTTGTTAAATCATCAAATGAATCAGCAGCATCATCTAATCTATCTGTAAGGTCTTTTAAATGATTTGCTGATTTGAACAGATTGGGAAGTAAAGCAGTACCCAAAGCAGCACTTACAGCTAAGACAGCACCAAGCATTGCACCTTTAGCACCAAATATAGAAGCAACCTGCGAACCCTGCTGACCGAATACCAGCAAAGCGTTTTGACCCATCTGAAGCTGAACTGCAACGTCCTGGATTTGATAACCGAGCTGGGCTGCGCCACCGCGCATCATTCTCATGCCTTCATTGGCTTGTTTGTAATTTCCGTTTGAATTTTTTAGGATTCTATTGTGATTCTGCAACTGAATAGCGGAAGAATCAAACTGCATTCCCATTTTTTCATACGCTTTTGTTACCACAAGCGTTTGCTGTTTTACAGATGATTGTATTCTGTTTAAATCTGCCAAAGTAATTTGCAGATTTTTCATTGCATTTTGAGCAGCTTTAGTAGCAGCAGTTGCGCTACTTGAATCGCCAGCAATTTCTACAAGAACTCTTTGTTTATTGATAGCCATTATCTCTTACTCAACTTATTCTTAACTTTGAAATATATCATCCAATGATTATATTCGTTTTCAGTCATTTGCATAACAACAGAGATAGGCTGGTGAAGATGTTCGGCTAGTTGAAACATTCCATATAGTCTAGTCGGGCTTCCCTGCCCGTCTATTAGTTTTTTTCAACATCTTCTTCTGAAGATAGTTCAACACCGAGAATAAAATTAGCAACACGAGCCAGTACATCTGGGTCTACTTTGTTCTTTAGACTGAGCTTATCTTCTAGGGTGAATAACGGCTTTCCTTCACCATCTATAGCACCATAGATAACAGCATATACGAGATAATCAGTAGTATTATCTTTAGCTTTAGCTATTAATTTGCCTTTATCTTCCAAAGTAAGGTTTTTCGCATAAACAGTAGCATTCCATTCACTCACTTTCAGTGAACGTACTTCCTTGCTACTAAAATGACTAACAGCAGCTTCTATAATACTCATAATTAAGAAACTGTAGTTTCAGACAATGCGCCATTACCAGTGAAGCTCAAACTAGCCTCTACAACACCATCATGTGATGCTGAAACTGAACGTGAAGTAATGGTGGCAGTTCCAGTGAACAAGTGGTCACCAGCAGTATCGCCTTCCATCTGCAAGTTTACAGTCACAGAAGCACCTGCAATGAATGAACCCTGACCAGTAGTGTCAGTATCATCAAAATAGACATCACATGAGCCAGACCATGATTTCTGGGTAACAAGATGTGTTTCCCAAGTATCGCCCATTACAGTATCAGAAGTAGTAGCAGCAGTTTCTTCGATTGACCAACTGCGTACTTCAGCTATAGCATTAGAGCCAGATTTAACGACTCCATCTTTACCAGCAAAAGTAGCCATTTTTTATTCCTCGTTGTTCTCGGTTTCAATAATTTGTTTGACTTTAACTTTCTTAGGCTTTTCAACCCCTTCAAGTTTCCATCCCTTCATTTCCATCGATGGTACATCATCAGCGTACACTTCTATGAAATCTTTACCATTAGTTAGCTTAACTCGTTTGCTCATGTTTAGCCCTCTGGATTGCCTTCTACAGTATTATATATGACATTGACAGTAATGGTAGCTAAAGCGACAGGCTGGTCACCATCAATAGACATTTCTATCTCAACTCCAGTTACTTGAGTATCTTTAGCGTATCCTCCACGGGTAGTATCCGTGTACAAAGCCTGTTCTACCTCAGAGCATATGTCATCAATAGTATTGTCATAGTTTGCAGTTGCTTTAACGTATGCTTCAACAGACACATCTAATGCTCTCTGTTGCGTTCTAGGCTCTCTCATCGTCAGGTATTCAGTAGCCTCTGTATTAGTGTAAATAGCCAAACAGGGCAGCTTAGACTCTGCTAGAGCATATAATCTACTGCGGTACACTTTAGTCCCTGTAGTAGTCAGACCTGTGAGAGTTGTAACAATGTTATCTCTTATCAACTTGCGGATATGAGCCATTATTGTTCCTCAAGTACCAGTTCAGTCATTCCAGTGCCATCATTCATTACAACACGGATAACATAATTATCAACACCTATAGTCAATGTATCGCCTTCTGCTGCTGATGATACGTCAGTTGTCCTGACTAAGAATCTAGGCTCTGATGCAGCCACACCAGCAGTTCCCACCTCCACTTCCTGATATATATCATCTCTGATGCCAGTGATTGATACTGGGCTACCACCATCAGGCGTATAGGTTGCCGTCACACCGAAATCAGCAAGCAGGATGGTTCTATCATCATCAGTCTCGACAGCCATTAATCAGCCTTCTTATTGCGACCACGGGTTTTAGGTTTCTCAGGAGCATTTTCTAATCCTACTGAGCGATTCTCTACAACAGGTTTCTCATCGGCTGGAATAACCCGACCCATGAGCATTAATTCTTTAGCTTCCTTATCATTAATTTCAACGATGCTTCCTGCATCGCATCTTGTGCCACTAATTACACATCCTTTCAGTACAGTATATTTCATATTTCCCCCTTAAAAATATGGGGCAGCAAACGCCACCCCATATCTAATTTTACTAATTATGCGCCATCGTTACCGAAAGCAAAGCTAACAGCGTGACGGACAGCTACATCACAGCTCTGTAGAGCTACAACGCGAACAGTACCGCTAGTGCTATTAGTGTATGGGTCAACAATGATGTCAAGACCGCCAAAGAAGCCAATCAATAAGTCATCAAAGTTACCAAAGTACAAGTTTCCAGCAGTTGCCTGATTAGAAACAATGCCACGATAACCATTGATGCTTCCTCCTGGTTCTACTACGAATTGAGCAGTTCCAGATGCTTTCTCAGTGGTTTTCAATGCACCATACATACCTGCTGGCAGGATGTAAGCCAATGAACCCATCAAAGCGTTATCTTCAGCAACAGCAGTTTCCAAAGTAACAACTTCAGCAAAAGTAGGATTAGCAGCAGCAAAGGCAGTTACAGTGTTCACACCAGAAGTGCTAAGAACACCAGTAGGCTGACCGCTTGCTCCAGTACCTTCCAGACCAGCTTTATCGATAGCAGTGGCAAGAGCCTGTGCTAAATCGTCACGAACCAGAGACTCAACATCTAATGATGATTGAATCATTAACTGGCGAGTGATGTCAGTGTAAGCACCAAGACTTTTTGGAGTCATAGATACAGAACCAACAGTCATTTCTGATTCAGAAGATGCACCGCCTTCAGTTGCAATCCAAGCAGCAGTAGAAGCAGCAGATTTACGTGGGATTTTGACATCTCCAGACAAACCATTAAGCATTCTTGCACCAGCTTGCATTACGCTAGAAGCATTACGCAGTACGTCAATGAAGTCACCGCCACGGAAATCATCAGTGAAAAGAGCAGCATCATCAGAGCTGTTCAGGTCACGTTTCCAGTTGCGTAGAACTTCACGAGGCAACATGATGCCTTGTGCAGTAGCACCATACTGTTCAGCAGCAGCTCGTGAACATTCAAATTCAAAAGCAGCAGCTTCTTGAGCGCGTCTGTCAGTAGGATTGGCAAGAGCATGGATAGCTCTCATCAGGCTGAATCGTTTGACTTCTTTCTGAGTCATGCCGATTTCTTCAGCTTTAACAGCAGCTTCACTACCGATTACTTCAAGCAGTTCACCACGGAACTCCTCGATTGATTTGCCTTCTGAAATAGCTCTTTGAGCCAGCTCAGTACGGCTGTGTCGCTGACCCAGCTCAATAATCTGGGAAGCATTTTTTTGTGCAGCTTTGCGAGCTTGAGCTTCAACATCAGCCACATCTACAGTGTTTACTTCAGACATTAGATTCACCTCTATTTTGTCGTTAGTTATTGTGGGTTCTTTTGAAGGTTCGCTTGACCGCCCAACCCCGACTGTCACATCGGCAGGTATAGAAACCAAACTTGCTTCTACAGGTCTCCAAGATTTAGCAACATATGTATTGCTACGCTTAGAATCCCGTTCCATTTTCTTGATAGAGTAGCCAACAGAAATGTTAGCCCTTATGCCATCAAGAACGTCAGTAAAAGCCTCGTTAGCGAGTGCGCCTTTCCCAAAGCGCACAGTCGCCCGTAGTCTACGAGCCGAGCCATCAAGGTCTACAGATTCAATTACGCCAATTTGCTTCTCTGGGTCATGGTCAAGAAGCAATGGGGCGCGACCAGAAGCCAAGAATGATAAATCAACGGCTTCCTCAGTATGCTCCAGGACTTCATTGCCAAATGACCTCTCAACAGGTTCTTCTGATGAGATAGCAATGCGTACAGTTCGTTTATCTTCGTTAATTGGTGAAGCATCAAGAGACATGGAGCGATGATTAACTTCAATGCTTGCTTTTCTATCATTTTCATCATTGTCCATCGCTCGAATAGGGTCTATTTTCTCCAGAGTAGAGAATCTATGACCAACTATTCTGTCTGTCTTTTCGCCTTCATCATTGTAAATGGCAATCAAAGCAGCAGGATTATCTTCAGTTCCAACTAATTCAAAATCGCTGTCTGGAATGTTTACATCGCCATCTGTATGAATAGAAATGATTTCACCTCTAGCCATACCGCCAGAAGATTGCCATTCAACAAAATCACCAACCTCTAATTCATTTGGTTCAGCTCTGTTTTCAATATCCATAGAAATTTCCTCAATTTCTGATTCATTATCCAAATCTATCATTCTTTCGTCCAAAGTGTTGATTTTTTTATTAATTCTATTTGCCCAGCTCATTCCAGCATCGCCACCCCATAAAGCCCAAGCAATACGTCCATTTGATGGGTAACCTTCTTCTCCTTGGTTGAAGCCTTCAGCCTGTTTATCAACTTCATGTCTGGCAAAATATGAAACCATTCTTTTTACAGTATCTATACTTAATTCTTTACGATTAGAAATATCTCTAGCTCTTGCAATGCCTACTTCTGTACCGCCTCTGCCATGTTCTTTGCGCCAATCAAGCCCTCTTTGAGCTTCATTAACCATAGAGTCAGTAGGTTTGGTGTTTATTTCTACTCCTTTATATGTCGGCATCATCATTACCAGTTATTTCAGGAGCAACACTTTCTTGATTAGCTCCATATGGCTCAAGAGCATATTTAACGCCAAATTGGTCAGCTAAAGCCTTATCTCTTTGTATTTCTGCCATCAACTCCTCTGTATCCTTGCCGTATTGAGAGGCAACATCTTGAATCGACAGAATTCCATTCCTCAAGCCAACAACAGAGGCGTTCATCTCTTTCAATGGGTCAATCCAGCTAAATCCACGACCTTTAAATTGAGATGCAGAAGCAAATTTGGCAAATTGACGAACAGGGATGCTGATACCACCCATTTCCATCACAGATTCAAGCCAAGCCTCATAAATAGGTCTGGCAAAATGCTCAATCATGAAAGATTGCAAGTCACGATAGAAATCACGCTCCTCAAGTGCGCCCTGACGTATAGATGAATAGGAAGTTGCCTCTAAATCATTGGATAGTGACGTATAAGATATGCCAAGAGCAGATGCTACACCTTTCAATACAGACTTGTGGAATGAATCAAATTCATTATTAGGGTATTGTGGGTCAAATGACTCGAATCCCACACCATTTGGTAATTGATGGAATGTTCCTGGTTCTGCATCCATAATTGGGACATTGCCATCATAGTCATCAGCAGTAAACCCATCGCCAGCAGGAGAAGTAAAGAAGCCCATTTTAGAAGCTCCCATTCTGGCATTTATTACAGCAGCTTCACGGAATGCTCCAAGTTGCTTAATGGCAGACATAGCTGGTGACATCCAAGGCTCACCACGAGTTTGACCAGCCCTTAAAGGCATAAATATGTGGATAACTCTTTCTGCTGGTATGCGAATAGTCTTTGGTGATTTCTTTTGGGTAGTAAAATCATAATCGCCAGGATGATATGTCTGAACATGATATGCGACAGGTCTTTTGAACTTATCAAGCTCAATTCCCATGCGTATTTCATTCCCATTCTCAGCCCTTTTGCTATTTTTCTCATCAATCTGGTCAGCTTCAATGAACTCAAAAGCAAATGAATCTTTGAATGTGCTATTTCTATGCTTAATGATGAAAACTTCGCCATCACGAGCGAGTGTCTCAATAGCAAGTTTTTGTGCATCAACAAAGTTTAAAGAGCCATTAGTAGTAGGATTTCCTAGTTTAGACCACTCATAAAAGGCAGTTTCTATTTCTTGATTGCCATTTATATCCAGTTGACCCGTAGTATTAAGTGCTTTTACTTGCAAGCTCAAACCTTTACCGCCAATTACGTTGGTTTTAAGCAAATTCATGTATCTTTTAGCGTATTCGTTATTTCTAGCTAACTCTCGTGACCTAGAACGTATTTTTTTGAGTACAGGCTGCATTTCCGAGTCAGAACTACGCTCAGAAGCCTGAAAATCAGCAAAAAGCCGACCAGAATTAGCAGAAGCATAGGAACGCTTGAATATTTTGGCTTGATTAGTAGGTTTTTTAGTAAATCTGTCGAAAAACCCCATCTTAGAACCTCACCTTAATAGTTGCAGTGCCAGTTCGACCTGCTTTTGAATCTAGTCTTGCTTTTTCTTTGGCTACCTCTGCTTGAAAATAGTTCCTTGCCTCAAGCAATTCAGTAAATGTCAGTTTTGTCAAAGAACGACCTGCCACAGAATATGAAGATACATCAGCATCAGCCTTGCCAGACAATAGACTTTCAATCTTGTCTACCATAATTTCAGCATGGCTTCTTGGGTCGGACTGATTTACATCTAAATCTGCTATTGCGTAGAACTCACCTCGGTCTACAACAATACGCTCACTGTCTGAATTTCTGACAATCTCAAGCTGCCAGTAGTAATGTCCTGGCAAGAAGTCTGCGCTAATTGCTGAACTGACTGAAAATAGATAGTGAGTTGTCTGTCCAGTTCCAGTTAATGTAATTTCACTAGAACCGCCACCAGAGATTCTGGCTACATAAGTTGCGGTATAGGCGTTGGTCGGGTAATCACTTACAAGGTCTGAACGCCTCCATTGAATAAAATCACCTACAACTATTTCTGTAGGTTCTTTCTCTGGGGCATTATTAGCATCAAATAGGTTTGCCATATTTTATCGCCATGAATTGATAAAATTACCCTGTTTACCTTTTCCTTTAACAAAAGGTATTTGCTGACTAGGTTTTTTAGTGCTGTCAGCTTTGGGGTTCTCGTGTTTCTCTAATCTATCAGCCAAGTTATTGACATTCAAGCCAATTATAGCATATGCAGCTATCGCATATACCATGCAGTCTAATGCTTCATTTCGTGGTCTAACTTTCTGGAATACTCGCTTCTTATAACCGCGATGAAACTTAGTTGTAATTTTCTCAGCAGTAAGCTGGCGAAACCACTCATCGCTCAATATATCAGAAAAATGAATATACCCAGCACCAGCTTCTTCTGTTCTTAATCTTGCAAATATCAATTCTTTTACTGTATCTACTCCAATTGAGAACAATGGGCATCTGGCTACATTATTCTTACTTGGTCTGCCTGATATTGGCTTACCTTCACCGCCAACACCCTTGATAGCAAATACACGCCTACCTGCATGAGTTTTACAGAATTGATACACAGAGTTTGTGTAGTGACCGCCTGAGTCAACGCAGCTTGCCCTTATTGCAAGTTCTCTGCCATCATGCGTTTCATAATTAGCAAAAAGGATTGTGGTCAAGTCTGTCCAAAGTTGAGGAGTTGATGGGTCTCCATATAAAACATGGTGCATTATTACCCATGACTCATCATCACGACCCCAACCGATAATCTGTACCTCAAGTCGGTTATCCTGTACGTCAACGCCAGCAGTCAGGAATACAACTTCTTCAGGAACCTTATCGCTAAAGTTCTCAACCCTTTCCATTAGGTTATGCTCGTCCACTGTTTCACCTTGGTCAATCCAGCATTCCCCAAGATAAGTGTTTGTCCATACTCGCAATTGTTCAGGATTCTTTCTTACATTAATAAAGTCTCTAACACCATCAGACAATGGCATCCAAGGGGAGTAAAGTGCAGATATGGCAAATCCAGCTATCCCATTAAACTTATCTTCAGCTATCCATTCTCCATTCTTGATTGCCCTGCGCCTATCGGCTTCTGACCATAATGCTCCGCATTCTTCACATAGGTATTCAGCAGTATCAGGGTCATTGTCCTGCCATCTTACGTTAGCCCATTTAAGTGTTTGTTTATACTCACAATGTGGACAGGGAACGTAGTATCTTCTTTTATCTGATAGTTCAAAAGCATCTGCAATCCTACTATTCCCTTCGTTTGTTGGTGTGGATACCATCACAATTCTGCGATTCCAGAATGTGCTTGCTCTTTTCCTAGCAAGTTGGATTGGGTCACCTTCAGCACCAGCAGATGCAGGATACCTATCAACCTCATCACACAAAACAAGTCGAATTGGTCTTGATGCTAGACCGCTTGGGCTATTAGCACCGACCAGAGTTATTGCACCGCCAGGAAATATCTTATGGAGTGTCGTGTTGCCAGAGTCTCTTGCCCTTGGTGATTTAACCTTCTCTCGTAAACATGGAGTAGATGAGAGTAATCCACCAGCAACCCTGTCCTTTGAGAATGCCTGTGCCATATCCAAGCTGGGCTGTACCATCAGAATTGGAGAAGGGTCATTGTCGATGTGATAACCAATGATATTCAACAGGACTTCTGACTTGCCGAGCTGGGCAGCAGACATGATAACGACTTCCTGATTACGGGAATCACAACAAGCATCCATCATTCCTCGTTGGTACTCAGCCCTCGATGTGTGCCATCGTCCTGGCTCTGAGCTGGATTGGGAATCTAGTCTCCTTTCCGAGTCAGCCCACTCAGATATGGTCAGCTTCGGTGGTGGTCTCATCACCTGCATTGCTCGTGTCAATGCTAGGCGTATGTTCGCTAGTTCCTTCATATATTGATAGCTCTAGTAATGCCTCACGGATGTAATTATCGATAAGGTCTTGAATAACAGCAGGATTATCCTCGTCACAAACTATTGTAGCTAACTTGGAAGGTATAGACAGCAGTTTTCCCTTAACATCCATCAAAATGGATTCCCACTGTTTAACGACATCTTCAACTTTAGCCAAAGAACCAGCCAGCTCCTCGACTTCCATCTCAGCCTTGTCAGCTTGCATCTTGGTCAGCCTAGCCCTTTCTTCATGATAATCAATGTTCTTAGACATTGAGTTGGGCATTGTTCTGGCTCTCAGGAACAGTACGTAGTTACGTACAGATGTGCATAAGTCATATCTGCCAGTGCCAAACTTAACAGCGACCTTTTCTTTAACAAGTTGGACAAGTCTTGGCTGGGTAACTTGGAACA